CCTTCAAAGGAGCCAATCGCACGGGTTACCATCTCTCGGTTACCTACCAGCTTGCCGTCTTTAACGGTAGTGGGGATTGTTATCTTCTTCATTGTCTTTGAGTAATAGATAGAGGAATATAGCCGTTACCATGGCATGGGTAGCTTTGGTATAGTCCCTTAGAATTATCAAGCAAATGAGATTAAGGGCTAACATCATAACGATCATTGCTTTTGTCATAATAAAGGTTTTGCAATTTCTAAAAGTTCTTTTTGTTCTTCGAGGAATTTGTCTCTGATTTCTGGAGTTTTGAAGTGTAATACCTCATAAGTATAAGAATATTCTATAGCAGTAAGTTCTCCTTTGTATAACATAATACAATATTTATCACCATCATTATTCTTATCTTCCCAATCAGGCTGCCAACCTTTATTGTAATAATCTCTGAGAATGATTAATTTTCTAAGGGCTTCAAAAGCTTCATAAATTTCTTTAGATGGGTAAGTTCTCTCATCTTCAAACACAGTTTGATAATTTTTGTTATTTTCTAACCATTCTAAAGCTTCATGAAATTCAGGTGCAGGTGCTTTTTGCTCAAAGCCTTTAAAATCAATTGAATAATTCGAAGTAGACAATGTATTGATTGCACCTTTACTTTTTACAAAGCATCCATCGTTAGTATATTGAACTTTTAGACCATCTTCAAATTCAACTTTAATAGGAAAGTCAAATTTAGTGTCTGCAAAGGCTTCTATAACTTTACCTTTGTTCGGTGAGATTGTTTTATCCCAAACCTCCATTCCTTCTTTAAATATTGTTTTCATTTTTTTCTTTCTTTAAAAATTCTAAGTCTTTAGCGTTAATTTCGTTTAACATATCGTTAGCTTCTAAATCTTGTAGCAGTTCATAATAAAGTTCTTTACCTTCTCCAAACTTTTCTTCACACAATCCCGCATTTAAAACGGGGCAATCTTTATCACAACCCCAAGTCATGCCATACCTCATACAATCTGACATAGGAGCAAGACCGCTATCTAAGTCTGCAAGACTGTTTGCTAACATTGATTTATTCTCATTCATCTTTTCTTCAATTTTACTTATAAAAACTTCTACTTTTATGCAGCTCTAAAACCTCGCTGCTTTTCTTTCTGTTTGCCTCAATAAACGCCCTTGCTTGCTGTATGCTAAGGTGTGTATTGATATTGCCGTAAGCGTGCGTATATTCGCCCTTTGCGTGCGCTTCTTCTATCGCCTGCTGTATGTACTCCTCGCAGTAATTATGCTCAATAGCATAGAGGTCATAACCTTTGGCACTGATACCCTCCAAGTGTACCGTATCGGTAGCGTGGAATATCTTTTGACCACTATTGAGAAATATCCGCCACCCTACATTTGGTACATCGTGGTACAGCTTCACTGGCGACACTTTAAACGCCCCATAATCGTATAGCTTACCCACTTGCAGTACATCAATATTGTTTAAACCCTCCAACCTCTCTAAGAGGAAGTCAGCACAAGCAATCCGTAAGGTAGGTCGCTCGGCTTGTAATCGTTGCAAGGTTCGCAATTTTAAATGGTCGCCGTGTTGGTGCGTGAGTAACACAATTTTCAAAGAACGTTTAACTGATTCTAAGGCTTTGAGAGTAACGCCACAATCTATCATTATTGCGTTGTTGTAAATCACAGCGTTACCCTCGCTACCTGAATTAATTACTTGTGTTTGTATCATACTTGTTTAAAGTCTACTTGCTGAGGAGCTGGTGCAGCTGCTGCTGGTTGCGATATAGGTTGTACAGCTTCGGGTTCAGTAGGCTCGTTTTGCTCAACTACCTCTGCATCTATTACCGTACGCCCTTGAGTCTCTACAACGCCCTGCTCTTCTTGCGTATACATAGCCCCTAATTGCACTGGGAATGCTTCACGTAAGGCTTGCACTTTAGCTACTTTACCTATCATTGTAGCCTTTTTGTCGCTCCAGCTGCTTTGCTTCTTGTCATATTCGCTAAGATTAACTTTTGCTACAAAAGGCTTTGAACGGTCTTTGCGGTATACCTTTGCCCACGCTCCTAATATCTCGTCTGTAGGTAGGTGAAAATTGCCCTCAACTTCTATTACTTCATTATTTCGTAATAAGATAAGTCCAGCTTCTAAGCCATCGTAACTTGGATTAGCTTCAGCACGTTTCATCAAAGCCTCTTTACTGACAATCATTTGCGCTGGGTTGTTGCCAAACTTAATAAGATACGCCTCATTAAGGAAAGGGTTTAATTGGTTGTACTTACAAATACTAATGAACATAGCTACCTCTTGGTCGGTTACCGTTGCATTACCTCTTGTTAAGTATGAGCGTACGATATTGTAAGATAGTTTAACAGGCTCGCCCGCTACTTTGTATTCTGTTTCTCCGTTTTTTGTTTTTGCAGGTTGCGTTTGTTGCAATACTGCTGGTTGAAATGTTTGTGTTTCCATTGTATTATAATATTTGAATGTTATTACTAATGATGTACTGTTTTAGGGCTTGTAGTTGTTCCATCGTGCCTTGTACCGTGAAAGTTGTTTGTACTAATGCAGGTGCTTGTGTAACCTCTTGCACTGGTTCAGGTCGCATAGGCGCTTCAGGTTGTACTGGTGCTGCTGGTTGCGCCTCATTAATTACTTGTGCGGGTGCTTGCAAAGGAGCTGTTTCTCTCGCCCTTGCTTCAGCGGCTAATCTCGCTTGCTCTGCTGCTACTCGTTGCGCCTCGATACGCTGCAATTCAGCCTCACGTTGCTGCCTGCGGTATTGAGCGTTCTGTATCGCCCTTCTAACGTCAAGCGTTTGCTTGTAGTCGGTTAGTATCTCAGCCTTAAACTCATCAGGTTCATTAAAACTTTCAATCAGTTGGAGGCTCTTTGATACCTCGCTTACAAAGCCTGCCACTTGCTCTTTAAGGCTCTTATCGCTGGCACTAAGTGTGATATTCAGCGGCAAACGCTCAAAGATGAGGAAGTCAATACCTTGTGATGCGCAAAACTCTGTGAAATAGTCTTTGATACGCCCCCGCTTATCGTCTAACAAACGATTTTGCACCTCGTCAATTTTAGATTTTAGCGTACTATCTGCTTTGTCGTAATGTACTTTGATATGCTCTTTGTACGCTTTCTCAAAGGCTTCATAAGGAGCATTCACCTGCTCTTTGATAAATTTGCGTTGCGTCTCAAAATCATCAAGTTCTTTGTGCAGTGTCGCACGAGTGTTTTTCGCACTCTTTAGCGTGTCTTCAGTTACTAACTGGTTGTCGAGGTTCAGTTCAGCGATTTTCGCTTCAATTTGTTGCCCTACTGCTTTGATTTTCTCATAAACAATAATAGGGGCTTGTTTCAGTGTTATTAATTCTTCATTCATTTGGTTTATGTATTTTAGGTTATTACTTTTCTTTAAAAAAGTGCCGTGCGTTGTTATGATTTAGATATGTCCAGATTTTTAAAGAATAACACGGCACTTATTTATTTGTAGAGGCTCTTTATCTTTTTTTGTAGGGCATTCGGCTAATTGCCTAACATTCTTACTTCAATTAGCCGAAGCCTACATTTAAATAACAAATGAGCGGATTTTAAGACATCTTTTTTATTAGTTTGTTTATCTCATTGCGCTTTGTTCTCAACTCGTGCAAAAACTCTCTATTGCTAATCTCTTGTACTTCATACTTACTATCTTGGTACGAATTAGACATTAAGAAACTCAATGTATCAATACCCGTATTATCAACTCGCAAGGCTGTTAATGATGAGTTGTTAGTAAGTGGCAATTCTTCATAAACGCTAATACACCAACTAATACTCTCATACTTCACTCGGTAGCATTTGCCCAATTCTAAGGTTGTTACTTGTTCTTTCATAGTTGTAATGATTTTAAAGGTTAAATAAACTGATGCCAATCGTGTGATAACTCTTCGTAGTAGTGATTGCGCTCACACTCTTCAAACTCTTCTACAAGCCGCTTATATTCATCTTCAAGGATTTCTTGTACATCGAGCCATTGAGCATTAGTAAGGTCGTAATACACAGAGTGCTTGCCCACTGATTTATACACTTCAGCTTCAACGTTTAAAATGCCCCTGTCATAACACCCCGATAAGCGCATAGTGTAGCAGCTGCAAGTAGATTTAAGATGCCACCAGCCCTCGTGGTCGTTATCATTCTCTGGGCGCAATGCCCCTTTCAGTTGTTCAAAAATTGCAGGTTTGATTAATTCTTCATCAGTCATAGTATATTGAAGTAATAAAGGGGCTGTTAGCCCTTGTATTAAGGCGTTAAGTTCGTCATCTATAGGCTTCACATCGCCTATAACGATATTAAACACCTCTTTTTCAGCAGGGGTACAGTCGTTATAACGCTTACCGTTGTAGGTTACGTAGCCGTCTTGTAGAAGAAAATGGCTACTTTGTTTTGCTGTTTCATTCATTTGTTGTATCTTTGCCATTGTAATTTTGTTATTGTAATTTTAATGTTAATATTAAAGTTGCAAGTCATTAAAGGCGGTGCTGGGATAGTGCCGTCTTTTTTTATTTCATTGTTACATAATACTCGCCTTTATCAGTTCGTATCTGTATCTTACCCTCTAATAGCATATTCTGTATCTTATCTATATAGGTGCGAGGGTATAGGTGCTTGTTGCCAATCTTAAAGAATTTCACAAGTTTCAAATCTCTAAGCTGCATCATTAAGTCTGCTCTGCGAGGTAGCCCCAGTGCGTTGCAGAACTCTTCAGCGGTAACATTAAGCGGGGTTACTTGTCTTACTTTCATAGTACTTTATATTTTTTTAGCAGTAACTCTCTCTCTTCATCACTCTCAAACTCGAATATATCGTCCAAATTGTCAGTTTCTGCGTATTTTTTAAGAATTTCTAAATACACCTTATTCAGAAACA